CTGACGAATGGAAGTGGGCTAATACTTATACTGATCTTGAGACTGGTGAGATTAAAGAACGAAAACCTGAGTTCAATAAAATGTCCTTAAAGCCGGGTATCGGCTATGAGTGGTACCAAAAATATCGTTCCGACGTATACCCTCACGATTACGTTGTAATTCGTGGCAAAAAAGTCAGACCTCCAAAATTCTATGACAAAAAATATAAAACTGACTATCCCTATGAATATGATTCACTTATCTACGCACGCGAAAACCGTGCTAAACTTAACTCTGCAGACAATACTCCAGAGCGACTTGCCGTTAAAGAGCAAGTCACAAAGGCAAAACTGCAAAAACTTAAACGTACCCTCACATAAAGGACATACCTCATGAAACTAACTCTATGTACTGTTAAAGACCGAGCGGCAGACGCTTATGGACGACCAATGTTCGTTCCTTCTACTGGCGTTGCTATCCGCTCATTTTCTGACGAAATCAATCGTCAAGCTGAAGATAATCAGATGTACAACCATTCTGATGACTTCGACCTCTATGAACTTGGAGAGTTCGACGACAACACTGGTTTATTCTCTTTACATGAACAACCAAAACTATTAACCTTAGGTAAACAAGTAAAAACTGCCTAACAAAACCAAAGGGTAGAGAAAAGGGGGTGGAGTGATAAGATGAAAATTACAGCTTATTTGATTCCCTTTTCTCACCCAACAACCCACGGAGCTAAAAATTCATGCATCGCAATAAATCGGTAAATGTTCATCAATTTACGATGATCCCAAAAGCTGACATTCCTAGAAGTTCTTTTGACTGTCAATCAACACATAAAACAACTTTCGATGCTGGTAACCTCGTCCCTGTATATGTGGACGAAGTACTCCCTGGCGATACTTTCAAACTAAATATGACGGCATTTGCCCGTCTTTCAACACCATTGTTTCCAATTATGGATAACATGGTTCTCGATTCGTTCTTCTTCTTTGTTCCCAATCGCCTAATTTGGTCAAATTGGCAAAAATTTATGGGACAACAAGCGAATCCAACTGATTCAATCAGTTATGTGGTTCCACAACAGGTGTCACCAGCCGGTGGCTATGCCATCGGCTCTCTGCAAGACTATATGGGCTTGCCTACGACCGGTCAAGTCTCTTCCGGTCAAACTGTAAGTCACTGTGCATTCTGGCCACGTGCTTACAATCTCATCTGGAACGAATGGTTCCGAGATGAAAATCTACAGGATTCTGTAACTGTAGATACTGGCGATGGTCCTGATACCGTCGCAAACTATACTTTATTAAAACGTGGTAAGCGTAAAGACTATTTCACTTCTGCTTTACCTTGGCCCCAAAAAGGTGCTTCTGTAACACTACCTTTAGGATCAAAAGCTCCTATCGCGTTTAGCGGAACTGAAAACAACGCCTCTGGCGACTTTGCACCAACTGTATATTCAACAACTACTGGCCTTAACCGTGTACTGGGTGCTAATGAAAATTACACTTATGTAGCTAACGTAACAGGCGCCTCATCTGGAGCTAATGGACTATATGCCGACTTATCTACTGCAACTGCTGCAACAATCAACCAACTACGTCAATCTTTCCAAATTCAAAAATTACTTGAAAGAGATGCTCGTGGTGGTACTCGATATACTGAAATTATTCGTTCTCACTTTGGTGTCATCTCTCCTGATGCTCGTCTCCAACGTCCCGAATACATCGGAGGAGGCTCGACTACTATCAATATCAACCCGATCGCTCAAACAAGCGCGACGGGACTTACTGGCGGTACTACCCCTGCCGGCACACTTGCTGCTATGGGTACTGCCCTGGCTCATAATCATGGATTTACTCAATCGTTTACTGAGCACGGTGTAATTATCGGACTTGTGTCCGTCCGTGCAGACCTTACTTATCAACAAGGCTTACCACGTATGTGGAGCCGTTCAACACGATATGACTTCTATTTCCCAGCCTTTGCGCATTTAGGAGAGCAGGCCGTCTTAAACAAAGAAATTTACGTCCAAGGTACATCCGCGGACAACGATGTCTTTGGCTATCAAGAACGCTGGGCTGAGTATCGTTATAAACCTTCACAAATTTCAGGCTTATTCAAATCAACCGCCGCCGGAACACTTGACGGCTGGCATTTAGCCCAGAAATTTAACACTCTACCAACCTTGAATAACACATTTATTCAAGACACACCACCATTAGATCGCGCATTAGCAGTAGGCGCGGAAGCTAATGGACAACAATTCCTATTTGACTCATTCTTTGATGTCAAAATGGCACGACCAATGCCAATGTACAGCGTACCTGGCTTAATAGATCATTTCTAATGGGACTATTTTCATCACTTAGTAGTATCGCCGGCCCAGTAATGACTGTGGCTGGCGTAGCTACGGCCAACCCAGCTTTAATTGCTGCTGGAGTTGGAGCATCAGCGTTTAGCGCTTCACAAGCGCAAGCAGATGCAAATAAAACAAATATGCAATTAGCTCAAAACCAAATGAGCTTTCAAGAACGTATGTCTAATACTGGATATCAGCGAGTAGTAGCTGATTTGAAAGCTGCGGGGCTAAATCCAATGTTGGCTTATGGCCAAGGACCCGCATCAACACCGACTGGAGCTACTGCAACTGTCGCACCAACAATAACACCGGAAACGGCAAAAGCTGCTGTTGCACAAACGCAGCTTAATCTTAATCAACAAAATACAAAAGCGGATGTAGAATTAAAATCCGCTCAAGTAACAACACAAGCAGAGCAGCAAAAATTATTAGCTGCTCAAAAATTGGAATCCGAAGCAAGAGCCGCAGAATCTGCCGGCAAAACTTATAAACCTGAGGAATTCAGTAAATATGTCGCTAGTCAGATTACTTACAATAATGATGCAGCTAGGTATCAGTCTGCTTCTGCTGCAAATGCTCGTGATCGCATTTCACCTACTTCTGACCCTTGGTATGTTAGAGATGTCAAATCTCTTTATAACTCTGCCAAGGATGCAATGAAGAAAACACCTGCTTCCAGTTGGAAGCCCTTATTAATGCCTAAATTTGGGACAAATAAATGAAAAATGCAACTGTATTTTTAAGAACACAATACAACTATGACCACAACGCTGCATCAAATGCGTCCGGGCTGGTTTGTGAGGAACCCACCCGGGCGCAGCAGCACCATAAAGACGAGTGTGACATTAATGTCATCCTCGAACGTTTTGGAAAAACCGGGCAAGTGCCCGTAAACGCGATTAGCGGTACTTATGGCGACTTTTCAGGAGTCCATGATTATCATACTGCAATGAACGCGTTAATCGCCGCAGAAAGCGAATTTGCTGCATTACCAGCCAATATTCGCAATCGGTTTGCTAACGATCCTGCAAACCTAGTCCAATTCTTGGATAACCCAGACAATCGAGCCGAAGCTGAAAAGCTTGGACTCGTAAATATTAGCTCTACGGCTAATAATGAGCCTGCTTTAGCAGCCGAAAAACAAGTCACCGAGCCCTCAGAATGAGGGCAGCACAGTTACCTTACTTGATGTAACTGTGCTAGGTGACACCAATCACCTAAAAAATACGATAACCAAGGACATAAAAAATGAAAATGATGAGAAAAAAAGTCAATAAATCAAAGTCCGCTAGGACTTTCCGTAAAAATGCTGGAAAAACAGCATACGCTAACTTAAAAACCAACCCTATGAGGGGCGGTATTCGACTTTAACCAAAAAAAGGACCACCTCACATGGCCTGTTATCACCCACTGACCGCTTACCTAAGTGGACATCAAACAAACAATGCGACCGGCAAATCATTTCGCCGAGTCTCATTTAAGGAAACTGACGAACACGATCGTCAGATTTCCCTACCCTGCGGCCAATGTATTGGCTGCAGGCTAGAACGCTCACGCCAGTGGGCAATGCGCTGCATTCATGAAGCGCAACTACACGAAAACAATTGTTTTATAACCCTCACTTATAATGACGAAAATCTTCCACAAAATGGATCGCTTACCAAAAGCGACTTCCAAAAATTTATCAAACGATTACGTAAATTCATTGCACCTGCAAAATTACGTTACTACATGGCTGGAGAGTACGGCACAAGCTTCGGCCGACCTCACTTCCACGCCTGTATCTTCGGATACGATTTTCATGATAAGAAATTACACCAGAGGACTACCTCTGGTTCTCTCCTTTATACATCCAAAGACCTTGAAAAGCTCTGGACATATGGTTATTCCTCCATTGGAGACGTTACATTCGAGTCAGCTGCTTACGTTGCTCGATACATTATGCAAAAACAAACTGGAAAAGTAGACCCAAATCACTATACCTTCTGTGACTTGCAAACCGGTGAACTTATAAAATTACAACCTGAATATAATCAAATGAGTTTAAAACCCGGAATAGGCGCAGACTGGTATAAAAAATATAAAAATGATGTCTACCCCCACGATTTTGTAGAAATCCGTGGAAAAAAATTAAAACCACCAAAGTATTATGACCAACTATATTCTAAGGAAAACCCTTACGAATACGATCAAATACTTTACACAAGAGAAAAACAAGTTAAACTTAAACCTGAAGAACATAGCTATGAACGCCTGCTCGTCAAAGAAACGGTAACAAAAGCGAAACTTCAATTACTTAAACGAAAACTCACATAAGGAAAAAACCTCATGAAACAAATCATATGTACCGTAAAAGATCGAGCCGCAGACGCTTATGGCCGTCCGATGTTCGTACCTTCAGCTGGCGTAGCCATCCGTTCTTTCTCTGATGAAATTAACCGTAATAATGCTGATAATCAGCTTTTCAACCACCCCGACGATTTCGACCTATACGAATTGGGCGAGTTCGACGATAACAGTGGATTATTCGCTTTACATGAACAACCAAAACTATTATCGTTAGGTAAACAGGTAAAAATATCCTAACTAAACCCACCTTGAGGAAGACACAGCCGCCAGGCTGCGGTTCTTCCTAAGGACACTACCAAGGAAAACAATGCACCGCAATCGCTCAGTAAATACGCACCAGTTCGCAATGGTGCCACGCGCAGATATACCACGATCTAAATTCGACGTACAAAGCGCACACAAAACTACACTCGATTCGGGCTATCTTGTACCCGTATACGTGAACGAAGTGCTCCCAGGGGACACGTTTAACTTTAAAATGACAGCCTTCGCACGAATGGCTACACCAATCTATCCAATTATGGATAATATGAAGCTGGATAGCTTCTTCTTTTTTGTTCCCAACCGCCTGTTATGGAATAACTGGCAGAAATTTATGGGGGAACAAAATGATCCGGGCGATAGTACTTCTTACATCGTCCCAACAACTACAAGCCCAGTAGGCGGTTACGCAGTAAATAGCCTACAAGATTATATGGGCTTACCAACGGTTGGACAAATCGGTAATACCGCAACCGTAACACATTGCTCGTTTTGGCCACGAGCATACAATTTGATTTGGAACGAATGGTTCCGAGATCAAAACCTTCAGGACAGCCGTCCAGTTGATCTCGACGACGGTCCTGATTCACCTGCAGATTACACATTACAACGCCGTGGCAAACGCCACGATTACTTTACATCAGCTTTGCCTTGGCCACAAAAAGGCGAAAGCGTATCTTTACCACTAGGCAGCACTGCTCCAATTATTGGAATAGGTAAAGCAACTAACAACAGTTATTTAGGAACAAGTGGTTCAGTTCGTGAATCCACTGGAAATACTGTTACTTATGCAAATTATGCCGGTATTGATGACGGCGACACCAACAGCAGATTCTTTGTTAAAGGATCTGCCTCATCTGATGGAACACCACAAATTTATGCTGATCTTTCTGAAGCTACAGCTGCAACAATTAACCAATTTCGCCAAGCATTTCAGATTCAAAAACTTTTGGAACGAGACGCTCGGGGCGGTACTCGATACACTGAAATTATTCGCGCTCACTTTGGCGTTGTCAGTCCTGATGCTCGCCTTCAACGTCCGGAGTATCTCGGCGGAGGATCGACCGATATCAATATCAATCCGATCGCTCAAACAAGCAGCTCTACTGTTACTGGATCGTCTACCCCTATGGGTACACTTGCTGCTATGGGTACTGCCTTGGCTCATAATCATGGATTCACTCAATCGTTTACTGAGCACGGTGTAATTATCGGATTAGTTTCCGTCCGTGCAGACCTAACTTATCAACAAGGCTTACCACGTATGTGGAGCCGTTCAACACGATATGACTTTTATTTTCCAGCCTTTGCGCATTTAGGAGAGCAGGCCGTCCTAAACAAAGAAATCTACGTTCAAGGTACATCCGCAGATAATGACGTCTTTGGCTATCAAGAACGTTGGGCTGAGTATCGTTATAAACCTTCACAAATTTCAGGTCTATTTAAATCAACTGCTGCCGGAACTCTTGACGGCTGGCATTTAGCCCAGAAATTTAATTCATTACCAACACTCAATGAAACATTTATTGCAGACACACCACCGTTAGATCGAGCTTTAGCAGTAGGCGAAGAAGCTAACGGACAACAATTCTTATTTGACTCATTTTTTGATGTCAAAATGGCGCGACCAATGCCAATGTACAGCGTACCTGGCTTAATTGATCACTTTTAATGTTCAGCGCAATATCCAATGCCGTTAAAGGCATAACGTCCGCGATCAGCCCAGTCAGTTCCATTCTTGGAGCTGGCATTGGTGCTGCATCATCATTAATTGGCGGACAACAACAAAACACTGCGAATCAGGCCATGGCTCAAAGCCAAATGGACTTTCAAGAGCGCATGCGAAAAACGCAGTATCAAACAACAATAGCCGATCTTAAGGCTGCAGGCCTTAACCCCATGCTTGCCTATTCACAAGGCGGAGCGGGCACACCGCAGGGTGCAACCGCACAAATGGGGAATCCATTAGGCGAAGCCGGAAACTCTGCAAGAGAAGCAGCAATGGCTGTAGCCACTTTTAATCAGCTGCGTACACAAAATATACTTACACAAGAGCAAGCCGAACAAACGGCTGCCGACGCAAATTTAAAAAGAGATACGTCGGCTTATACACAAGCTCAAACAGCCAGGGAACTGGCACAAATGCCGGGATACGGCAAATTTGGGCAATTAAGAGATGCCCAAATACAACAATTACAAACATCGAGTGCATTACAAGGCGCCCAAGATTTACAAGCTAGGGCGCAAACTCGATATACAAACGAGTTAACCTCGTTAGCAAAAACTGGAAGTGCACCTTCCAGTACAAAACCTATTTACCAAGACATAAAGGGCATGCTTCATAGCCAATATGACAAATATCAACGTTACCTACCATTTGGAAAAATGAAATGAAAAAAGACACTACATTTTTAAGAACCCAATTTAACTACGACCGTAATGCTGCCTCTAATGCGTCCGGGCTGGTTTGTGAGGAACCCACCCGGGCGCAGCAGCACCACAAAGATGAATGCGACATCAACGTAATCTTGGAAAGATTCGGTAAAACAGGGCAAGTGCCCGTAAACACCATTAGCGGTACTTATGGCGACTTTTCAGGCGTCCATGACTACCATACCGCAATGAACGCGTTAATCGCGGCAGAAACCGAATTTGCTGCTTTGCCAGCCCAAATTCGAAACAAGTTTGCTAATGACCCTGCAAATCTAGTCCAATTCTTGGACAATCCAGAAAATAGAGCCGAAGCGGAATCGCTCGGACTCGTAAACATTAGCTCTACAGCTAATACCCAGCCTGCTCCAGCAGCCGAAAAACAAGTCACCGAGCCCTCAGAATGAGGGCAGCACAGTTACTCTACTTGATGTAACTGTGCTAGGTGACACCAATCACCTAAAAAACACGATAACCAAGGACATAAAAAATGAAAATGATGAGAAAAAAAGTCAACAAATCAAAGTCCGCTAGGACTTTCCGT